GTTTTGGGGAGCAAGACGTATCTATGCTACCCAAAGATTGTCGGAGTAATAAGGTGCTCCGTTGAAACGCATGAAGGTGAAGTCTTCACCAACTGCGACATCAATGCATGTAAAGACGTCTCCATTGGCTTTAGCTGTGATTAAATTATCCCAACCTTTGGAGTAAACATGTTCAAACATGTCTTCATCATCTTCAGATGTTTGTGAAAATGCGAGTACAAATAAGTTGTTCGAGTAGAAAGGCACCTCAAACTCTATGCCTGCATTCGAATCCGTCATATGCATGACGCTGCCGCGATCCCTCGCTTGGCCCGGTCCAGTGTCAGTTGACGCAGTAGTGACGTAACCTGGGTAGGAGGTAGCGTTAGGTGATGTTATAGTTGTAGAACTGTGATCACCTGTTTGTTGTATCATATCGCCTGAATAGCGTATACGAAAACGCATACCTCCTTTCATCCCTACGAAAGCTTTGCGTAAATAAGAATATATATTGCTCTCGTCCTCAACTACATTCTGTACCGGGATATACTTGGGATATAATCGGCCTTTTGTAAGTAAGCCTACGCGACCGACGTGATTAGCAGAACTGCGCGCGACTTCACGAAAACGCTTTAGCGCAGCACGATAAGTGATAAAATTTTCTCCGAAGAACTGTCTTCCTAACATATCTGTTGTTGCGTTAGACTTGTTTATATCGTAAACTTCCACATCATTGGTCGTAGTGTGCAATTCGCCACTTTCTGTATAAACGAGAGTGCTTATTAATGGAAGATCTTCTCCTAAGAGTTGGTTTAATTTCAAATCGTGACATCTTACGAATACATTGATCTGAATGTCCGAGTCATCCGGAGATTGTAATCTAGTCAAAGGGGTAACTGAAATAAAACCGTTACAAAACTTGATGATCTCCGCAGAAATTGTATCACCATAACTGGAATATCCGGGTTCTCTTTCTACTTCTGCCCATGCTCTATGAAAATTCCACTTTACACGTATGGAGAAGTCTTGGGTTTCTTGAATATCAACAACGCGAGTAAATTGTTTATTTAAATCCAAGTCAGTGGAAATAATAACATTTTGATATAAGTTCGGTTCTTCGTTCACCACCAGTTTGCCACTATGAAGTGCTGATGATACTATTTGGAACCTAAATTCAATGTCACCACGCCACCACCCTGCAGGCAGGGCGGCAAACGACATTGGGGTTGGTTGCACCAGCGTAGCAGGGTTAGTTCCGGGGATAGTTACGTATGTCTCCAACCTGGGATGCACAGCGCTCCGAAAAATTGGGTTAGACAATACTGGGCTGTCATTTTTCCACTCAAAAGTAGTGAGATAACCTTCTCTATGACCCAGAGAGGCTACAAGAAGAGGGTCCTTCTCATCTCCTAAAGCGCTCACATCAACAGTGAGTTCTTGCTTGGGATCGAGCGTGATGCGTTTGGAGGTGTCATAACCAATACCATGTGCGCCATTCTGAAAACCTGAGTTTTTCACTATTTGCGGAGCTTGTATTAATGTCGGTTTACTCCAACCTAGAATTGACGCAATATTCCCTACTGAGCTAGCTGCCATAGTAGAAGCTTTAGCTAAAGGACCAAGTACTGGCACAGAGGCTAACTTAGAGGTGACTTCGACCACATTGGACGCCATGCGTTCAATAGGCCCTGTTTTTCTCTCATCTTCACACCTACCAGACTCTGTGGTAATGGTCATTTGAGTAGCTGTTGCTGAACCAAGTTGGACGTCCTCCATCCACGCATACACGTAAACTGAAATTGCGGAGGGGGTCGCTGATACCGACTTGACTTGATTAAGTGTCACAATCTCTAAAGATCCCATGCCTGTGAAGTCTTCAAAAGCTGCGGTGTCCGACAAAACTGTGTCTTGCTCATTAAACAATCTTCCCACAGCCTTTGGACTCATATAAGGGACACTAATTACTAGAGGTTCATTAGCTTTCACGTCCATAGTAGTAGCTCCAATTGCTTGTGACAAATATGCTTTAAAGATAGGTAAATAAATATCTCCTTGAGCAGTATAGTTGTTGATGTGCGCTTGCATAATATCATTGCTTGGCATAAATGGTTGGTAGGAAAGTAATAGAGTACCACTGTGAAACGCTGTACCAGAAACTGATACTCGTACTTTTAGATTACCTCTCAAAAATGCCGATTGCCTCAATTTTGCCCGAACTGACGGAGTGCCGAGAAATAAATCCCAAATATTTAAACTATAGTATTGTTCCGTCGCGAGAGGTATCACTATTGAAGCGATATTGACAGGGCGTTCTAGAAACTTGCTAGGGCTTAGTGTAGTACCTTCCCCTTGTGAATCATATTTTGTATCTCCTGCGCTAGTTTCATGTGTGGCATTTGCGGTAACGTCTACTACATTCTCGTAAGTGTCATGTTGGCTGTTAGCTTGTATGGAACTGGTAAGCATACTAGATTCTGTCATGTAGTGATTGGTCCTATGTTCAATAATGAGACGTCTACGTCGCAGAGACTTAAGTGTATTTTCTACACTTTCTCGCATAGAAATGAGCTTAAGTTGCTTTTTCATCCACGTGTGTTTCCTCCCTACGGGTGTTGTACGTATCGCTTGCATTAACGCAAACCCAGGAATGGTAGTGTTTGCTTTAGCGTCGTCGATCTCATTATTAATCTCGACTAATCTCCGTTTGAGACTCATTTCATAGTCCATTAATTGGTTCTTTTGTGTTTTTTGATGTTTGCTGAATAGGCTTTCCGTTCGCGCGACTATTCTATCGGATGCGAAAGGGGCATTCTTTAAGTGACCTTCTGGTCTGGAATAAATGCCCTTATACTTAAAAGTAATTTCCAGGTTCTTTTCGGTTTCGAAGAGAACCCGCAATCTGGCATATGATGGTAATTCATCATGTTGCAGTTGCGTGTTAAATTTTGAACGAATTGCGGTAGACGCTTCGTTCAAGAAGGTGGTATAAGATCCCTCGTCCATGTGGAAGTAAAGCTGCATTAAAGCCCCCTTTACAACCTCAACCGCTTGGTGTCTAGCTGAAATACTTTCACTGCGCAGTGTCCATGTCAGAGATCTCACAATTGAGTCTATTTGAAGTTTGGCTATAAGTCCTTTCTCATCGTTCCAAGTGAAAGTTCTCTTTAGCAGAGACATATCATATATAGACACGAAGTCTGACATTGTAGTGCTCTTAGAAGCACTAGTGAAGCCCATTTGGTAAGCTCCCTTGCAGAAATTTTGATATGTCGTGTTGTTAAAAAATTTAGCAGCGTGGTTCGTCACACCCGCCAATAAATCATCTCCGTAGGTAATGGGTGTTACATGCTTGAAGAAACTCTCAACTACACTCTTTTGCAGGGTGTAATAGGCATACATTAACATTATAACACCACGAATTGAGTTATCTTCAGCTGTCGCGTACTTACCTGACGGTTGCATTCCAGGCACTAGTATGACGTCATCGTATATTTGCAAGTGTACAAACAAATTGTCACTCAAGATTCCTTTCACGATTGTAAGAGCCTTGTTGTTGTAACCTAGCCGTGCAAGCATTTTATATACAAAGGACGCAGCTCCATGTGCTATGTCATAAGGCATATTTACGTCATAACCTGAGTAATCTCCTTCCATGATATTCTTGCCCTTCATGAGCGCGACTACTTTATGAGCTTCTTTGTTCATATCTATGCCCAAACAAGTACCAAACGCCGAACTGTTTTCTATCATGAGTGTGTACAAAGGCAGGAGGAACATTCGAGAGATTATAAGGTTGGACAACGATGAGGCATAAAAAATGCGTGTTTTTCCTTGACATTTTTCGATTAACCTAGGTTCGTCTTTTGGGGTGGATTTAAAAATAGGGCACACGCTCTCCCCCTGCATATAGGTGAGTATGTTTTTTACTACATCTTTTTCAAGCCTTTCAGTCATCTCGTAACCTTTAATCTCATCAAAGTCACTAAAATAACTCCTCTTACTTCCGGGGAATCCGAATCCACCGGCCGTAGACAAGTTCATAGAGCGCATGAAGGAGTCCTCGCAGTTTCCATTTATAGCCTCTTTAAAAAGAAGAGGGGTAAGCTTACGCCCTTCGAAATGAGAGCAAACATGGTCTACGTATTCGTCAACAACATATTCCAGTAAACCTGGGTTCAATGGATTGTGTTTTTTGTCCATCTTTGCCATAGCGAGCTTGTAAGGGCAAACATATTCTTCCCCTATGTTTTTAGGTTCTAACATGGGTTTGCCGTACTGATTTATATCGTCTGTTGTTTCGCTCAATATTGCTACAAGCGGTTCAAAATAGGGTGTTCTCTCGAGACGGGATTTCTTCTTTAGCATTAGTCTGCCCCCTAAAGGGCCCTTCCATTTTATAGAATGATAGGTAGTCCACAAGAAGGGAGATCTACGATGAATGTGTTTAGCTATAGGTAAGGCGTTACTGCACTCAGTAGCGACCGTGAATTCAGAGTCCAATTTGTGCATTGCCTTCAAGATATCTTTCTTGTGCAAGATCTCGGCATAAGTACCTTGTTTTATGGAGGTTAAATTTCTGTTGTATGAACCTGAATGTATCCCAGCAAAATATGATCCGGATCCTTTATTTAAAATCAGAGGCAAGCCGCAGTGACCAGCACTCGTATGCAAGAAGTCTGTTAACCATGATTCTGTTAGCCGTTGTATTTTTCCGCTGGGACATAAACTTCCCTCTAAGATTTCCATAGATCTAACAACCTTTACTTGAGCAGCTTCACCACTCTCATCACAAACACATAGTAAGCCAGTAGTGGCCACTTCTGGGTTGTTGTCCATAAGGTGGCTTGTTATATCGCGGAATCGATCAGCACACGTGAGTTCAACTATTGCAGTATCTTCACCACATTGGTACCATTTGGTATTTTGAACTACGACTTTATAAACTTTAGTTGGGTCCGCTATACGATGAAAGATTACTGTAAATGAGTCCTTAACTACGGGAATACCGTGGTAGGGCATTAATACTTTCTGGCCCTTGAGCCCCACGCCATGTACTTTGATGTTCACATTTTTTCCATCCCCCATCGTCCACCTTACTTCCATCTGTATGACGTTTTTAGATATGGCCCGCACTAGATCTCTAGCTGGTGCTTTGTGAGTGGGTATTGAATGTGAGTCAAACATCACATTGTAAGTGTTTTGGTGTGTTTTAACACGTGGCATTGCGGCCATAGAGCCTACTTCTTCTTCGATAGTCTGTGTATCACTTGACTCCGTCGATGGAACTTTTCTGTCCACATAAGCGTAGGCTTTTCTTGCTACATGATAGACAGCATAAAGAGCGCCCATAGAAGTGGCTATAACCATGAAGAATTTGGAAGGCACATCAGGAAACATCTTACCAAACACGTTTGAGGGTTCCAAGCGTTTATGTGGTATTTTGTGAAATAACCAAGACTGAAACTTCCAAGCGCGAAAGAAAGACGCATTAGATATGAATCTATTTAGCGTTATTTTCCCTATTGATAAACAAACGCTCCATAGTCCTGTGAACCAAATAGCAGAAAGCATTAGTGACAATGTAATATTAAAATATGTAGTGAATGCTACTAAGCTTATTAAAAATGTTATCCGGTTCTTTTGTACGTAATGAGACAATATAGTCATAACTTGAGCCAACCAAAGTAGAAAGTCCATAAACATTACATAGTAGGAATCGTAAGTGTAACTTCCGTTTGACACAGTCGATAAGTCCATGTGTAAATCGTTGTCAATCTTTTCACTAAGCGCCTCCCTCGTAACAGGGTCACCTTTAGATTCAGTCACACCGCGCTTCGCACGTCTCTCAGCAAAAGTATTTTTGCGTGGTTCAGTGTGAAACTTTGACTCACTTATATCAGCGTTGGCTATTGTTTCCTCGGGTCGCAATACACCGCGCTCATTTTCAATGCGCAGCTTCTCCAAAAATAGGGGCCCAAGCTTGGATCTACTATCTACAACTCTCTCCTGTGATGCGTAATGTTGTATCATATCATTAAGAATAAATCTCGTGAATTCAGCGGTAGTTAATATCTTGTTATATATTACGGTGGAGTCTGTCGCCGAAGCGGCGTTGTACTTGGTAACTCTGAATTTCCACCATTCATCGACTTCATCCGTATTCGCGTCCTTGCGTAAATTACCTTGAGGTGTCCTATACTTCTCCGTAACTATTGGTTCTATAAACACGAAACGTCGCTTAACCGCAGCAGGATTACTAACGGCTAAGTTCAAATTGAGATGTTCGTTATTTGTATCCATCATAATTAAATCTGATGTAAAGTACACCTGACCTTTTGAGGGCAAGTCGGCTTGATTGAGTGGCTTCGCAATTGAGTCTACTAAGGACACTAGTCCTTCTATCCCTTCGTCGCCCGATTGTTTGACGTGGTTGGCAGTTTTGGAGCCTACCTCACTTATAAACGTCCCTATGTGAGTATTCATGTCATATCCTGACCAGAAGTCTTCGTTGACATTTCTGCTATAGCATAGCTGCATGACATCCCCACCAGTGTCTTCCTCGTCTATTCCTCTGATTTTACACAAGAACGACATGAGTAAAGTGGGTATGTTACTCTTTCCAATACCTGGGGGACCGCAGATTACAACTGCGTACGGTGTAATTCTAGATCCTTCTTTCATACGTATTTCGTTACTGCTTTGTATGCTAATTACTTTCTGGTAAATAGTATCTAACGCCAGTCGTTTTCTGGAAGGACCAACGATGGAAGCCTTGCATAAATTAATCTGATCTAATAGTTTTCTACATTGACTCACTATAACAGTGCAGTGAGTAGAACCCTCAACGGCACGTCCTCTGTGGGTCTTTTCAGCACGTAATGCCAAACTTTCCACTTCTAGATGGAGTACCTGTTCACGCGATGGACCAAAGAGTACGTCCTTAACAGGAACCCCTAGTCGTATTTGCTGAATACCATGGGATATATAATCCCACATACGGCTTAAAGAAACCATAAACGCCAAAAAGCTTTTCTCTTTAGGCTTACCAAAGACAGTTTTTATCTTGTCCTTTATGCCGGGTACATAAGTGGAAACTATACTATGGGTAAATAGTTCTTGCATATTTAGTACCAAGTCACTTGTGAGTATGCCATATAGAAAACCATCACCTGACTCGGTATTTACGGATGGATTAAAATGTCTACAAATGAGTTCCGAAAACGAATCTATCTTTTCATGTAAGATGGGGCCGATATGTATTCCTAGTGTAGCTAAGTATTGGTAAGTGTGCAAAGATATATCAATAACATTTTTAGAACGAGTAACTTGAGCAAAATAAACTAGAAACGACCATATATGATGTTCCCATTTCCGATAAGAACTCAGATATACATCCATTATCATAGTGAAAGTGCTACTTAATTGCGACTTCCAGGAAGTCGCGGCTTTTCCACTTGCTTCGACTTTCTCCACTATACTGCGATATATTTTATTACATTCAGAGTAACTCACTCCAACTAATTCTTGTATATAGCTTTTCTTTTCCTCCCTTTCCACATCGTAGATATCCATGTTCAAATTCATCAATCGCGCTATTTCAGTCTCACGGATATCATTGTCTGGAGTCAAATCGACGATCTTCTGCATGTCTTCTATGTGTATAGATATTTCTTTTCGTAACTTAGATTTTTCATACATACTCAACGTTCTGAGTAACTCTGGCGTCACGTATCTATATGATTTATACCAATGAAAATCTTCCAACGATTTCTCGTCCGGTCCTTCATAAGAAGGATGAGAGCGCGAAACATGCTTAGGTATATTAAATGTCTTTTCGTTGTCATCGTCTGAGTCGTCCAAATACAACTTCCCTGACTCAGTATTAACTTTCTTCAATCGTCTCCGCCTAGCGTACTTATTTTTCTTGCTTTGACTCTTGATCTTCTTGATAGCTTCGTCGTACGAGCTAAAAAGAACAATACCTTGGCGCGCCATTCTTTTGATAAGTGCCTCATTGGATATCAGATTGGGACACAAGACAATCATTTTCTCTTTCTTTATATATTCGATGAAGTCTTTATCTTCAAACTCATCTGCGTTGGTAACATGGATAGTTGGTAACATTTTCGAATGTGTTTGATTATTCAACTCCTCTTGGATAGAACTCTCAATTGTCTCATAGGTTTGCGAAGGCTTAGAAGGTGTAAATTTTCCACCATACCAATTAACTTGGAAGTTCATTGATTGTGTCTTTATTCTTTGTTCCTTTAAGCGTTTCTTATGCAAAATGGCAGCTTTTTGTTGTTTCTTTCGCTTAATATTGGCTAGTTTTTGGCGTTTCTGATTTTTAGCGTCAAAATGGCCTCGCACTTGCCAACGTTTTAAAAGAAAGAAATCTTTAGATCTATTAACTCCTATGATTAAGTCCTGTACCTCAGGATCAATTAAGAGAGCGCGATCGTGTACTTCTAGAACGTGGTCGTAATGGGGACCGGAATCAAGCATTAAATCAATGTCTGATCCGTTCATAAGATGTTCAAAGTACTTGCTCGCAATAGGATCAGCTTTGATAGTCTCTTTTACCGCACGGTTAGTGGCGCGGAATGCCTTTATCCATCTTGCTGAAAGAGAGTCACTGGGCGTATTATTGTAAAAATCCTTATAAAGGGAAATTTTAACGTCTGTTTTCTCTTTAGAGTGATGGACACTAGGGGTGTTGTCATAGTTATGTTCTGGAACATAACCTTTGGTGTGTCGACGGCAACGAGTTACTTTGCATCCTTTTTTGTAAGGACACAGCAATCCGTCTGTCCTGCCCTTGCAGGTGCATTTGTAACAGAGTTTTACAACTCTACAATCGCAAATGGGTGTGATCTCCTCTGGATCACATTTTTTATTTTCTAAATTTTTATTTTTAGTAGGTGAAGGTTGTCGATTCCGATTCACACCTGTTAGTCGGAATAGGCTCTTAGTTATAGACAATGAGCTAACTGAAAAGTTATGTCTTAGCACTCGGGGTGCTCGCTCTCTCATAGAGAGAGCGTGTTGATTGCTAAATGCGCAATCGCGTTGTTCGGGTCTACCAGACCCTAGTACGTTTGGTTTCCTTGGATTTCGGAAACCACCAATAGGTTCACTCCTCTCTAGGATTTTAAGAGGAGCACAGGTGCCGTTGAACAGCAAATCATTCGCCACTTCCCCACATATGGGGGCCTGGTTCGAGCTAAAATTTGCGCTACTTGGCACCACAATAATCGAATTTTCGTAATAGGAACCTTTCATATTTTGTGTGTAAAATTTAATGTCTTTTTAGACAGATATTTTTGAAATGAATATCAACATTTTTAAAAATACATTATAATTGTCGTAACAATTAATAATGTACAGGGGTCGCCCATAGAGTAATGTCGTAACATTATCTATGAGCGAAAAGGGCATCTCACCCCAGAGGTCAATTCCATGACTGGAGCTCATCAAATTGCGATGAGCCAAAATGCCTGGTGTGTTCGGAGAACACGAATAAACAAAATCAGCTAAGCAATGTTGTAGTAAGAAAAAATAAAAATACTACAACAGTACTGAGATAACAAAGTCTATTCAGAAAACGATCTTATATACGTATAAGAAAGCT